AGTACTATGTTGTCGGTTATAAGGGTGCTTCTCCTTATGACGCTGGTCTGTTCTACTGCCCATACGTTCCCCTTCAGATGGTTCGTGCCGTTGGTCAGGACACCTTCCAGCCTAAGATCGGCTTCAAGACTCGCTACGGCATCGTTGCTAACCCATTCGCGGAAGGCACCACCGTTGGCGCAGGCGCACTCAGTGCAAACGCAAACCGCTACTATCGCCGCGTTCGCGTTAACAACCTCATGTGATCACGGTTCACATACTCCTGGGGATCCTTCGGGATCCCTTTTTTTGTCTAAATACCTAAAAACCTCTGATGAAAACTTTTCAACAATTTTGTGAGAGGGCACTCACTAAATCTGAAGAAGAAAAGAAAGAAGAAATCGTCAAGTCCATGAAGGACAAGAAAGGTGATTTCAAGAATCGCTATGGCGATGATGCTAAGAGTGTAATGTATGCCACAGCAACAAAAATCGCTAAGAGGGTAGCATAATGGCAGGCAATTGTAGTTGGCCAAACCAAATCAACAACAGAAACTTTCTGTCTGGTATTGGTTTTAAATTCAATCTTGGTAAGTACCCTAAAGTTGACTTCTTCTGCAACACTGCTAGGATACCAGAAGTTACCTTAGGAACTGCCACTCAACCATCATACCTCAAGGACATTGATGTACCTGGAGAGAAGATTTCATACGGAGATCTCAGCATCCAGTTCTTGGTTGATGAAAATATGGAAAACTATAAAATCATTCACGATTGGATCACTGGTCTTGGTTTTCCAGAAACAGCACAACAGTTCAAAGATGTTACCACAGATAAAGATGGTATTCGAGATATGAAGGAGCAGTTTGCTGATGGAACACTCCGCATTCTCAACAGCAACTTTAATGAAGTTGCTAAAGTAAAATTCCTTGATATGTTCCCAGTGTCTCTAAGTTCTCTTGACTTTGACGCCACATCAACTGATGTAAATTACTTTACAGCACAGGCAACATTCAAGTATACTGTATATCAATTGAACTCATCTGTTAAATAATGGATCTTGATAAAATTCAGGAAATGTGGCAGAAGGATTCTGTCATAGATCCTGATAACCTACATGAGGAATCTTTGAAGATTCCACAACTTCACTCAAAGTATTATATGTTATACAACACTATAACATTATTGAGAGAGAAAGCAAGAGGACAATATAACAAAGTAAAACTTGAACGTCATAATTTTTACACAGGAAAAGCAGACCCTGCTGTGTATGAAGAAGAACCTTTTCCATATAAAGTCCGTGAGAAAGATGCTATCCAACGCTATCTAGATGCAGACGAACGATTGAACAAGGTTGATATGAAGATTCGCTACTATGATGCAACCCTCAAGTTTCTTGAAGAAATTATCAAGACAGTTGCCAATAGAACATTTCAGATTAAGAATGCTATTGAGTGGCAAAAGTTCCAAGCAGGATTCTAATGGACGACGAAAAGGATTTTGATTATGAAGTACGCTTAACGATTCAAGACATACGTCTTCTATCACACTGCGTCAATGAAACTATAAGAACTTGGCCAGGTGCTCCTAGAAGACCTGTAGATGAGCAAGAACATCTTCGATATCTAAGAGACTCCCTTTTTAGAATGATTATGGACTACAACTATAGAGAACAATGAGCGATTACGATTACGAAAGCGATTATAATGAAATGGAAGATGTTCCATTCGTTCAGATGGAATTAGATATTAGAGATTGCCATCAAATTTATAAAGCATTGCAGTGTCATGAAGATCACGGTGATTTTAGTGATGAGTATGATAAGGCAAGAACTGAACAGATGAAAGATTTCTTTTATCGTATGATTTTAGAATATAAGTTTCAAGTAGGGGAATAAATATTCATAGGTGAATCCTGTGAATTATGTCACACTTGATTATATCGAAGAAGAACGAAGTTTTTCTTCAAGTTAAAGCGGAACCTCACGTCTACTATGAGTTAGCAGACCAGTTTACGTTTGATGTTCCAGGTGCCAAATTTATGCCTCAATACCGTAACAAGTATTGGGATGGAAAAATACGCTTATTCAACACCCAGAATGGAGAGATATACGTTGGGTTGTTAGACAAGGTTATACAGTTCTGTAAGGATCACGAATACTCTTACGAGTTTGTGGAGAATAAGTTCTATGGTCTTCCTTTTGAGGTCAATGATATGATCTCAAAGGAAGGTGTGAAAGATTATATGACATCCGTTAGTAAATACGCTCCTAGAGAGTATCAAATCGAAGGGGTATACGACGCCTTAAAGCATAATAGAAGGCTGTTGATATCCCCAACTGCTTCTGGAAAGTCTCTGATGATATATTCTCTTGTGAGATATCACGTTGAGCGCGGGCAAAATACTCTGATAGTTGTTCCGACGACTTCGTTAGTAGAACAGATGTATAAAGATTTTGCAGATTATGGTTGGGACGTAGGTTCATACTGCCACAAGATATACGCTGGTAGAGAGAGGGAAACTGATTCCCAAGTTATTATCACTACCTGGCAGTCCATCTACAAACTCCCCCGAAAATATTTTGAACGCTTTAACGTAGTTGTTGGGGACGAGGCTCACCAGTTTAAAAGCAAGTCATTAATATCTATAATGACAAAACTTGGAGATGCAAAATTCCGTTACGGATTCACTGGAACCCTTGATGGAACTCAAACTCACAAGTGGGTATTAGAAGGATTGTTTGGTCCTTCATATAAAATCATCAGAACTGAAGAACTGATGAAGAAAGGACACGTTGCAAAACTGGATATTAATGTTCTTCTACTGAAGCACCCTGCACATAAGTTTGAAACGTTTGAGGATGAAGTCCAATATATCATCAATCACGAAAGACGTAACAAGTTCATTCGTAATTTGGCACTCGATCTTAAAGGTAATACTCTTATCTTATTTTCAAGAGTTGAGGGACACGGGCAACCACTTTTCGATTTAATAAATACTGGTAGTGTAGAAGAAAGACACGTTTTCTTCGTCCACGGTGGTGTGGCAACAGAGGATCGAGAAAAAGTAAGGGAGATTACTGAGCAAGAAAACAACGCGATTATTGTCGCTTCATACGGGACGTTTAGCACAGGTATCAACATTAAGAACCTCCATAATGTCATTTTTGCTTCTCCATCCAAATCTAGAATTCGGAATCTCCAATCTATTGGTCGCGTGCTCAGGAAAGGCAATAACAAAACAAAGGCAACTCTCTATGACATTGCTGACGACATCTCCTACAAAGCAAGGCGGAACTATACACTTAATCATTTAATTGAGAGAATCAAAGTTTATAACGAAGAAAACTTTAATTACGATATTGTAAACATTCCATTAAAAAATTAATATGGGCGAAGAATTCCATGCAGTAATAAAACTAGTTACAGGTGAAGAAATATTCTCGTTGGTCTGTGTGGACGAGAATGATGGTGATCCTATACTTCTACTGATGAACCCAGTGGTTATGAAAGTTATGCGTAATCATGTAGGTCAGTATGTAAAAGTAAAACCTTGGATGGAAATCCCTACCGATGATCTTTTTGTAATTAAATACGATAAGATTATTACTATGACTGAAGTAAAAGAAGATAAAGTAATTCAGTTCTATGAAAAGTATCTAAATGAAGAAGATACTGACTTTGATGATGATGGTAGAACTAAGATTACCGATAAAATGGGATATATCTCTACAGTAGATGATGCAAGAAAAATGCTAGAGAATCTTTATAAACTTAAAGATAATAAAGAAAGCTAAAGCCTTCTCTTCAAAAGCAACAAACAGAGTCTACTTGTAAT